CTGGCTAATCTTCTGCTCTTTATCGATCATTATTTCAATGCGCATAAAAGTCACCTCAGCTGATGACATCCATTGAGCGGTTGTATTCGTGGGTTCTGATTTTTGCCATGAGTTCATCTGTCAGTTCAGAAACCCACTGCAGAGCCAGCCCCTTCTCTTCATCACTACACTCACTAGCCGCTACAAGCTTAAGAAAAAAATCAATGCGCTGGAGCTTCAAAGACTCCAAAAAATAGTCCTGCATCTTTCCTCCTATGACACCAAAGCAATACTGTATAGATAACCACTGTTTATATTTACAGTATATAATAATCTTACTGATGTAAAACGTTTTTTTACATTCATCAGCCTGATATGCCTGGTATTATTAAGGGCACGAATTGTTAACCCGCGTAATTAATACAGGTTCCGCCACTTATCATCTTCCTTCAGACGCTGGTTCCGATAGAAAATACGCAGGCCTGCTCCTGACGGAATACTGCCACCGCGAAGGAGCAAATCGACTTCTTTCTCACTGCCATCAAATCCCCTGGACTTCAGTTCATAGACGAGCTGCTGTCGCTGATGGTCTGTAATTCGCTGTTTGTAGTCTTTACGCCGTTTCGGTTTCACCTGGCGTAACCTTGCAGCCAGTTCCCGGCGCTCTTTTTTGCTCATACTGTGCAGGTAATCGTGCAACTCCTTGTCATCCATGCGGGTAATGTCCGTTCTGGTGTCCCCATCAGCTGATTTATCTTTCTCCTGTTGGTTCAAATTTTCAGCAAGGGGACAGTTATTGCCACGAGTCCAAGGGGCGCAAGCGCCCTGGTCGGCTGCCGCCTCCTGAACGTCAACGGCCTTACGAACCATTTTCCACTTCACTGCATGAGTGCAGATCTTGCCCTCTGCAATGGGTGACCAGATGCCATAAATACGAATACCGTGATCGCCATAGGCGGTCGGCTCTTCGTTGATTTCATAAGCGGTTCTGATGAGGTGATATTTGCGGGGAACCAGTACGCCGCCCTGCTTCATGATGTAGGAGGCAAAACAACCAGCATCAGCAGCAGCCAGGATGGCATCAAGGCGCGGGTTATCCAGTACCGGCGCACCTGCTTTTTTGTCACCCTGTTGCCTTGCCGCCTGACCAGCCAGCAATCGCAGTTCACGGTAAGCCTGACGCCCCGGAATGCCAAAGAAGCGGAATTGCTGAACACGATGCAGAGACGCCCAGGCATTAACGTATTCAGCGTTATCACGCAGGGATTTACCCGTTTCCTTACTGATCTCGCCAGCCAGACCACGCCCGTCAATATTCTTACTGATATATTTCGCAATGTAGCTTGTCGGCGTTCCTTTGCGCGGGTTTATCAGCTCAGACTTAAAGCGTGGCCCCGTGTTATTGCCCAGCTCCTCGCGGTCTTCACGGATGGCAAACTTACGCAACAATGCAGTAATGGCGCGGCGGTCTTTTTTGCGCATGAAACACAACAGGTGCCAGTGAACTGTGCCGTCATGATGCGGCTCAGCCACCCGCACGCCATACCAGCGCAACCCGGCTTTGTGCATAGCCTTACGAAATGCAGCAAACATGCCGACCAGATAATCGCTGCTTTGTCTTACTGTCGCGTTGGTCCAGGTCGGGTTTGGCCTGCCGTTATTTAGCGTGGAATGGAAACGTGACGGACAGGTGATGGTGTAGAAAACGGCGCAGTCACCACGCATTTCCGCGATAAGCTCTAGGCCTTTAACACAGGCCATCATCTCGTTGCGGCGATGCGCCGGGTTGCTGCTGCTGGTGTTTACCACATCCTCCATGTTCAGCGTGTCGCCGTCTTCGTTCACCAGTTCATGAGAACGGAAAAACTCCAGCGACTTACGGCGCTGCTCACGTTTATGCATCACGGCTTCATAGCTGACATAGGGAGATGCTTTTTTGCTGACCAGGCAGACAGCACGCAACTGCTCTTCCCGCCATTCGCAACGTATCTTCCATAATTTCCGATACCACCAGTCGGCGCACAGCATACGCGCCAGCGAACCCGGAATGAGTTCATAAGGCACAGGTTTGCGGCGGTTTCTTTTCCGGCGGAGTTGCTCAAACGCAGGCGGTATGACATCCAGTCGCAGGGTTTCTGCAGCCACCTTTTCCCATGTCTTGCGGATTTCTTCTGGCTTAACATCATCGGAGGCGTACAAATCACCACAAGCGGCATCAAGACACATGCTCATATGCGCAGCGACAAGGGTAGACAGGCGTTTCACCTGATCCTGACTCATTTCAGGCAGGATCAGCAGACCGTCCAGCCCTTCATGGCTTGCCATAAAACGAAAAGATGCAGATAGCTGGCTGTCGCGTACATGCTCCAGTCGTTCCAGACATGGCTTAATCGTCTCACGCAAATAGCGGGAATAAGCCTTTGGCCTGCCCAGGCTGCTGAAATATTCAATACGTTGCATCAGCGGCTTGCTGATATGGGAAGGCTGGGCGTTGACGTCAGTCAGAATGACCATGTCTGGATTAAAACGCTGCTGCTCATGCGCCATCTTTGCCCGGCTAATGAGCTTATCCTGCTCCATTTCGCGTTGGACAGGATCACGGGATTCATTAAAGAAATAACGCTCCCAGACCTGATCACTCAGTGCCTCGCGGCGCAGTTGTTCCTGCTCGTTATCAGTAGCGTACAGAGTGATCAGGTTTGAAAGCGCAGAAACCGGCGCAACTTCCGCCGGGTCCAGATAAGGGTTAATGGCCTTTTTCGGGCTGTTCCATGAGAACGATGCGGCAGCTTCGTTAAAGCCGCAGCAGTTGTTCATATCGGCATGACTCATGCACGTACTCCGTACACGGCAGAACTATCCACGCCACGCGAATAATCAAATCCCACCCAGCAGCGCGGCCCGGAAACAGCAATGATTTCTGTTGCTGATTTACCCTCGCCAGCTGCCACACCGATGCTGCGTTTTGCCTTGATGTAGTGGTGAGTAAAATTGCGATACAGCGAACGGATCAGGGATGTGTCACTGTTAGAAACAATGACCGGATGTCCTTCTGATGACCGATGTTCAAGAACAGATGCCAGGTGATACTGGTCATCTTCAGTGAAGCCGTCAGTGTGATAGCCGGAAAACGTACCGTCATACGGCGGATCGCAATACACCACATCCCCCGCCTTCAACATCGCCAGCGTTTCATCAAAGCTGGCGCAGATAAACGTTGCTCGCTGGGCCTTTTCTGCAAATGCGCGAATTTCTTTTTCAGGGAAATACGGATTTTTATAATTACCGTAGGGAATGTTGAAATGCCCGCTCTTGTTATAGCGACATAAACCACGGTAACCGTGACGATTGAGATACAGGAAATATACCGCTTTCATGAAATCAGTAATTTCAGTTGAGTAATTAAACTCCTGCCTTATGTTGTAATAAGCCACCTCCCTGTTTGCGATCTCAAATAAAACTCTGGCGCGAGATATAAACGATTCACAATCAGCGGCAACCTTTTTATAGAGGTTGATTAAATCAGGATTAATATCCGCAACCAGATAGCTGGGATAATCCGTCTCCATCATCACAGCACAGGAACCCGCGAAAGGTTCAACCAGTCGCGGGCCAGCAGGAAGATGTTTTTTCAGTTCGGACATTATGGCAGTTTTATTTCCCGCCCATTTCAGGATGGTGCTCATACAGCACCTCCGTTGTAATGTTTGCCTTTCAGCTCTGCGATTTCCTGACAGGTAATGCAAAGCTGCACACCCGGAATGGCACGGCGGCGTGCTGGCGGAATTGGCGCTTCACACTCAATGCAAAGCACGCGGGACACGCCCGGCGTTTTGGCACGGGCAGCACGGATATGGCGTTGGCGTTCTTCTTCAACGCGCTGCTGTACGAGATCCATTGCATCAGCCATCAGTGGATCTCCTGCGCTTCGTTCTGGATTGCTTCAGCAGTCACACGAAGCAGTTCTGCCGCTTCGACGTGGGTTAGCTGGCGGGATGTGATATGACACGCCAGGCTATCAAGGCGAGCTGCCATTGCTTCAGCCCTTGCCCGGCGTTCTTCCAGACGAGCCTCTGTCAGTAAAATATTAAGCCCTGCGTCATCCGGTCCGGTTTTGGTCGAGAGGGTTTCAATATTACGCATAATCAATTCTCCTGAATTTAGATAAAGGGATGCCCGGCGGGTTTACGCCATTAATTTCATTAGTTGGTTAATTCGGCATGGTTAGCCGTCTGGGAAATAAGCTCACCACTGCACGAAAATGATTCATTGCTTTAATCAACTCCCGCTTTTCGTCAGTGGTCAGCTCATTAATGCTGATGCTATGACGTTCAGCTGGAATTTTTGCCATAAAGAATATGGCAGCCAGTGCCCGTTTATTTTGTTCGCTATTAATATCCCGTGAATCACGCATATCTTTAATAAACCGCTCAAGCTCTGACTCAATATTCAGGCCAAAAACTTTCGCCCTTAACTCCGCAATGTGATTAAGTCCATTCAGGCGTTCACCGGGGCTTAATGGAACAGTCGCCGCAGTGCCTTCAATAGCCATTTATGCATCCCACAACACATCTACTAAAAAATTTTTGATATGATCCATTACCAACATATTGATAGCTAGAAGGAATCATCAATGTTGAACCCGGTTGAAAGAGAGCGTATAGAGCAACTTGAAAACGAGATCTCCAGTCTTCGCGATGAGGTTGCTGTTCAACGAATTCTTGTTTCAGGTCTGATCCACTCCTTATTTCGAACTGACTCAGCAAATCAATCAGCATTTTTTGAGCTCCTCCGCGAAGAATTAAACAAACTTCCTTTAGGTTCGGTTAAACAACAAGAATTCACTCATCTGATACAGACACTGATAGATCGTTACCGATAAATATTTCGCCGATAACGTTCAAGAGGTGATGTCTTTATACGCATCACTTCTTGTACTTTTTCACCACGTATAAAGGTTCCATCCTTTAGCGTGAAAAAGTAGCTACCATCGCCCGACAACGACGGATAGCAACAGAGCAAATCATCTTCAGGTACTGAATAATTCTCCCCTCTGTAACGAAAGTGATAAACCACTTTATTTTCTGCCGCATACATTTGGACTTTCTCCGTTTCCTCGTGGTCAATTCAGACAGCAATTCATCTTGTGAACGGTACGGATGCCAGCGTTTACCATCCTCACCCATGATCCAGCCGTGACCGTAGTGCATTGCCGGACTTTGTTTTACCAGGAGCGATGCAAATGATGGTTCTTTCATCAGCATAAGCACCTCACAGCAAACCGAATGAAGCACCGAGGCCAGTCACGGTATCAACCGCACTCGCCATCGCAGGATTAGCCTGTAAACGGGCCTGCAATGAAACAGCAGCCAGCGCCATCAGTCGTGTAACAGAGTTAATGCTGCTGATCGCATCACGACGGCCTGCACTGGTTTTTACATCGCCAGAAACCGCACCTGCCGCGACACGCCCGATCTCTGCGGTTGCACTCATGACGTAATGTGGCAGTTTCTCTTTTGCCACCTCATTAATCGGTACACATGGCAGGCAGTGAATCTGAGCCAGAAAACCATCTACCAGCGTTGAATCTTCAGTCAGATCGGTAAGCAACCAGATTTCTGGTGCAGTTAATAAATGAGGTTGAGCTGGGTTCAGCTTGTTCCGCAGAATCTGCACATTCATGCCTGCACGTTCTGCCAGTTGCACCAGGTTGTGGCGCAGTGCAAAAGCCCTACAGGCTTCATCGAAATGCGGATGTTTGGAAATCTTGTAATCAAACATGGTGCCCCCTTAGAAAGTTCCCATAATTGAACTTACTTACCAACAATGACGCGGAAGTTGGAATGACCGAGGGATTCACGGACCTGATCGGTTTTGTACATCAGATAACGCAGGCTTACGCGGCCTTTGTTTTTTTCTTTCTTGACCATGTACTTAGCAAGTTGACCATGGTGAATTTTTTGGTAAACAGAGCCGCGGGAAATACCCTCCCACTCTGCGAACTCTGCAGGCGTAGCCATCTCTTTTGGTACACGAATTGAAATATCAGTACTCATAGTGCAGTATCTCTTACTTTGTGTGCGTGTTAGTTCGTTTTAGCCCGTCTCTTAAACTCTCACATCAAGAGACATGAAGACATTACGATCTTGATTCAAGATTGTCAAATGGAGATCACCAATGTTAAACATCAGAATGGGTTCCGATACGGGAGGTAAGGCAGCTATTGAAAGGCTGCTTGAGGCTTATGGATTCACAACTAAGCAGGCATTAAGCGAGCACCTGAATGTCTCAAAAAGCACTATGGCAAACAGAGTGTTACGTGACAGCTTTCCTGCTGACTGGATAATTCAGTGCGCACTAGAAACCGGTGTTTCGTTGCTTTGGTTAGCTACAGGACAGGGAAGCATGAAAGGAGGAGCTGAGCCTGAGAAAAGTTCTCATAATGAGAACAAACAAGCAATTAAACCGTTATCCAAACTCATAACTCCAGCTATTCCTAAAGGAACCCTGGAGAATGGACAACTCAGTATTGATGAAGAGATTTTCCTAGACCACAGCATATTACCTGCAGATTATGAAGAATTGATGTTCTTAGAAACCCCTACTAATTGTTATCTCATCGATAAATCAATTAAACAGGTCAGCAATGGATTCTGGCTTATCAATATTGATGGAATGATTATTGTTGCAAAAATCATGCGGATTCCCGGCAATAAGATTGTAGTAAATCAAGATGAAGCGTCTTTCGAGTGCTCTACTGATGATGTGGAAGTTATTGGGCGTGCAGTCAAAGTAATAAAGAGTATCTAAACATGACTGTCAGAAAACAGCCAAACGGTAAATGGTTGTGCGAGTGCTATCCCCATGGACGCAATGGCAAGCGCGTGCGTAAGCAATTTGCTACGAAAGGCGAAGCCATTGCTTTTGAAAGCTTCACAATGGAAGAAGTGAACAAAAAGCCATGGCTGGGGGAAAAGGAAGATCGGCGACACCTATCAGAATTAATTGAGCAGTGGTATTCCCTGTATGGTCAAACACTCGCAGACCCCAAGCGCCTCATGGCGAAACTTAGAATTATCTGTAATGGTCTAGGCGATCCCATCGCCTCAGAGCTGACAGCCGGTGATTTTACTAAATACCGAGAAGCGCGGCTAAAAGGTGAAGTGCGAAATGAAGAGGGCACGCTTATGTCGCCCGTTAAGCCCCGCACTGTAAACCTTGAACAGCGCAACCTATCATCTGTTTTTGGCACACTGAAAAAGTTGGGCCACTGGTCAGCCCCCAATCCGCTTGCCGGGCTGCCAACATTTAAAATTGCTGAGGGTGAACTGTCGTTCCTGACCCCGGAAGAAATTAAACGTCTGCTGGATGCCTGTGCTGATTCTCAAAGCCCCAGTCTACTTTTAATTACAAAAATATGCCTGGCCACCGGCGCGCGCTGGAGTGAAGCCGAAAATCTGCAGGGCCATCAGTTATCGAAATACCGGATCACCTATACCAAGACTAAGGGCAAGAAAAACCGTACCGTGCCGATATCTCAGGATCTGTATGACGAACTCCCTAAGAACAGAGGGAAGTTATTCACTCCTTGCAGAAAAGCCTTTGAACGAGCAGTAAAGCGAGCTGACATTGAGTTACCAGAGGGCCAATGCACTCACGTTCTGCGCCATACATTCGCCAGCCATTTTATGATGAATGGTGGTAATATTTTGGTTTTACGAGATATTTTAGGCCACTCTGATATAAAAATGACTATGATTTATGCACATTTTTCCCCAGAGCATCTTGAAGATGCAGTAATAAAAAACCCTCTGGCTAATTTATAATAACTTTACAAATATAGGATTTTGATATGCTGTCTGAAATAGAAATCAATGATGAAATTCAGCGAGGCAACATTTTTGATCCATTAACGGTATTAAATGGAACATTTAAAGTTCAATCTGCAAGCATTGATCTCTCTGTAAAAACAATACATATACCAGACTGTCAAGACAATAAAAAAACACGTAACAACCATATCCTGATGCCAGGGGAAACTGTAATATTAGAGTTAAATGAAAAATTCCAACTTGCAAAAAATTTAGCTGGTGTAATATTTCCAAGAAACACACTATCAAAAAATGGAATTATCATGACGAATCCAGGGCATATTGACCCTGGATATAATGGCATAATTTCAATATATCTTGTAAATATGTCAAAAGAACCATTCTCATTGACACAAAATTCAGCAGTAGCCCGAATGTTATTATTTAAAACAATAATACCGACTAAAGGTTACCAAGGAAAAATCGTAAATAAATTGGATGATGATCAACTTTCTAGAATGGGAAAGGATTTTGCAGGACTTGATAAACGACTTCCGAAAGAAATCAATAAAATCATTGCGAAAAAAACTGGCTTTATAATTGCGATAGCAGCCTTAATGCTAACGTTGATAACCCTAGCAATTCCTTTCTTATTTCAAATAGTATCCAGTAATGTCAGTAGTACAAAAGATCTTGAATTAACAATAAAAGTTCAACAAAATGAAATAAATAGCCTAAAAAGCACCGTTGAATTACTAAAAAATGCTAAATCAAACGAACCAAAGGTTGATGCTAAAGTAAGCACCCCAAAAGCTATACGGGAGTAAAAATGATAAAAATCTCTGATTTATCAGTAAAATGCATATCACACCCTTCATTTGAAAGTAATGTTTTTGATGATTTTTTAAACACATCATCATTGCAATGGGTTCGCAAAGGGCAGGCGACCGAAGCTGAGCTTCTGGTAGAGGCCGCTGGCAGGCTATGTTATATGTCTTTTGGAGAGGATAAGCAGTCTCCACGGACTACAAGTCAATATATCAACAATTTAATTATTCAAGGGCATGAAAGTGTCTTAGAACATTTGAACTGGACCTTTTTAATTACTGGGGTATCTCGTGCATTTACACACCAGCTAGTTCGGCATAGAGCTGGTTTTTCATATAGCCAGTTATCCCAACAGTATCATGATGAATCCGATGCTGAATTCGTAGCCCCTATAGAAGTAAAAAATGACCCAGAATTGTTTAAGTCATGGTGCCAACATATTGAAAGTAGTCTGGATTTTTATAAGCAATCCTTGAAAAAAATCCGTGAAAACCAATCGTATGAGAACAAAAAAGAAAAAATGCGGGCCTTAAGAAGCGCTTCTCGCTCTATATTGCCTAATGCAACCGAGACAAAAATAATCGTCACAGCAAATGCTCGCGCAATTCGACACTTCTTCGAAATGAGAGGAGCAATACAGGGTGACTATGAAATGAGAACAGTTTCAGAAAAACTTTACGATATTGTAACTCAAGATGCCCCTGCCTTGTTCCAAGATTTCGAAAAAGTCAATGGAGGAACGGCGCACGTTAAGATAATAAAACAATAAGACAAGATCTCGCCAGTTCAACGAACTGGCGTTTTACCATTCAATTTTTTTGGCGGCATTTTGGCGGCAGAGAACTAAAACCCATATAAACCCCTTAACACCACATAAACATAATACATTGATAAATAATAGAATATTTTGATTTTAAAGATATATTATTAGTATGTAGGAATTTCGGACGCGGGTTCAACTCCCGCCAGCCCACCAATCATGATTGGACGGTGTAAGGACAACACCAACAAAAACAGGAAGTTAGAAGTCTCAGCAAGACACCGACCAGACGGTGAGGAGACATAAAAGGATACGCAAAGGAGCCGCGGCTCCTGGTGATATGAAAGCCCACAGATGTGGGCTTTTTCGTTGATGGTCAGAACGACCAGTTCACACCAGCCACCGCGTTCCACGGGGATTCCAAACCAGCACCATTGCTATACCCTACCCCGAGATGCCCGCTTAACGTACTGCTGAATGAGGCTTTAATACCTGCCTGGTATATTCCACGTCTGCCCGACAAATCATTGACAAAATTACCGTCATTATTCACTTTCACCCGGTTATCATCGACA